CAACATCCAATGAAAGGTAAGATACCTTTTCACCTTTATGATTTCCAAGAAAAGGCCGTTGAAGATTTTGTACAGAATAGATTCAATATAATATTAAAAGCGAGACAATTAGGTATATCGACTTTAACAGCTGGATACTCTTTGTGGATGATGACTTTTCATCAAGATAAAAATATCTTAGTGATAGCTACAAAACAAGAGGTTGCAAAAAACTTGGTAACAAAGGTTCGAGTGATGCATGCGAACTTACCAAGTTGGTTAAAACAGAAATGTGTTGAGGATAATAAACTTAGTCTAAGATATAAAAATGGTTCACAGATAAAAGCTGTTTCAAGTGGTGAGGATAGTGGTCGTTCAGAAGCTCTATCATTACTAATACTTGATGAGGCGGCATTTATTGAAAAAATAGATGGAATTTGGGCAGCGGCATCCCAAACCTTGTCAACTGGTGGACAGTGTATAGCTTTATCAACACCTAATGGTGTAGGTAATTGGTTTCATAGAACTTGGATGGATGCTGAGGATGGATTAAATGATTTTAACTTTATAAAACTTCATTGGACTGTTCATCCTGAAAGAGAACAAGAATGGAGAGACGAACAAGATAAATTACTTGGCCCCTCTTTAGCTGCACAAGAATGTGACTGCGATTTTATCACCTCTGGTCAATCTGTAGTGGACGGTGTAATATTAGATGAGTATCGTGAAAAACATATAAAGGAACCCATTGAAAAGAGGGGTATTGATAGTAATGTTTGGATATGGGAACCCCCTAATTACACAAAAGATTACGTGGTTTGTGCTGATGTTAGTCGTGGTGATTCAACTGATTACAGTGCATTTCATGTGTTAGACATTGAGTCTTTAGAACAAGTCGCTGAGTATAAAGGTAGGATGTCAACCCGCGATTATGGGAATTTATTAGTAAATATAGCGACAGAATATAACAATGCATTACTTGTTATTGAAAACAATAACATTGGTTGGGCAACTATTCAACAGACTATTGATAGAGGATACGAAAACTTATTTTACATGAGTAAAGATTTACAAGTTGTTGATGTACATAGACAAATCAACAATAAAATAAATAGGATGGAAAAAGGTCTTGTGCCTGGCTTTACATTAACATCAAAAACAAGACCCTTGGTGATAGCTAAATTAGAAGAATTTTTTAGAGAAAAATCTGTAATAGTCCATTCTCAAAGATTAATCGATGAATTATTTGTATTTATATATAACGGTAGTCGAGCTGAGGCAATGAGAGGATACAATGATGATTTAGTAATGTCGTTCTCAATGGGACTATGGATTAGAGAGACTGCACTTAGATTAAGGTCAGAGGGTATAGAATTACAGAAAAGAGCAATTAATAACATAAACTCACATAAAGGAGTTTATACAACAAAAACCGATGAAAACAACTCTTGGACAATGACAGTTAATAAACAAGAGGAAGATTTGACTTGGTTAATTTAAAGTGAGGTAACGATGGCAGATACAAGTTTATTTGCAAGACTAAGAAGATTATTTTCGACTAATGTAATAGTAAGAAACGTTGGTGGTAAAAGACTCAAAGTGGCGGACACAAGTCGTACACAATCATATGAACGAAGTAATTTGGTAGATAGATACCAAAAAATATATGCTGGTGCTGGTATGAGTGGTTACAGTGATTCTTTGATGTCAAAGTCTATAAGATTGAATCTATTTCAAGATTATGAGGCGATGGATAGCGATGCAATTATATCATCCGCATTAGATATTTACTCCGATGAGTCAACTATGAAATCAGAGTATGGTGAGGTTTTACAAATTAATTCCGATAATGACCAAATAAAACAAATATTACATAATCTGTTTTATGATGTATTAAACATTGAATTTAATTTATGGCCTTGGATAAGAAATATGTGTAAATATGGTGATTTCTTTTTACAATTAAAAATAGATGAAAAATATGGTATAACAAATGTAATACCTTTATCCGCATATGATGTCACAAGATTAGAGGGTCTTGACCCGGAAAATCCTGAGTATGTAAAATTTGTGATTGAGGCTGCGACAAATCAACATAGGTTTAAACCCGAAAAGTCCGTCTCGAAAGAAGAGTTAGAAAATTATGAGGTAGCACACTTTAGACTATTATCTGACTCTAACTATCTTCCTTATGGTAAATCACAAATCGAGGGTGCCAGAAAAATATATAAACAACTTACCCTAATGGAAGATGCGATGTTAATACATCGTATCATGAGAGCACCAGAGAAAAGGGTTTTTAAATTAGACATAGGAAATATTCCACCTGCAGAGGTTGATAACTATATGCAACAGGTAATAAATAAGATGAAGAAAGCACCTGTAATTGATGAAAAAACAGGTGATTATAATCTTAGATATAATATGCAAAACATAACAGAGGACTTTTTCTTACCTGTTCGTGGTGGGGATAGTGGCACACAGATTGATTCATTACCAGGTCTAACCTATGAAGCAACCGATGATATTGAGTACCTCAAAAACAAACTATTATCATCATTACGTATACCAAAGGCCTTTTTAGGTTTTGAAGAAAATGTAGGTTCTAAGGCGACACTTGCAGCTGAGGATGTTAGATTTGCTAGAACAATCGAAAGAATACAGAGAATATCAATTAGTGAGTTAACAAAGATAGCTATTGTTCATCTATATGCACAAGGATATACTGATTCTGATTTGATAAATTTTGAGTTATCATTAACAAACCCATCTACAATATATGAACAAGAAAAAATAGAATTATTTGATAGTAAGACAAGATTAGCATCGAGCATGATAAACGATGGACTAATATCTTCAGATTGGATATACAAAAATATATTTAATTTTACGGATGAGGAAATCAAAGAACAAGATGAGGGTATTATTTACGATTTCAAACAAAAGTTTAGACGTTCTCAGATAGAAAGTGAGGGAAATGACCCAGCAAAGACTGGTGAAACACAAGGAACACCATCAGATATGGCTATGGGTAGAACTGGGCACGAGTTGGATGATAAGGGTGGTTCTCCTGAGGGTGGATTTGAAGGAGCAGGTCGTCCAAAAGAAATACCAAAGTATGGAAAAGATGATAGTGCTAGAGGAAGAGACCCGCTTGGGGCAGTTGATAAGGCCAATGCAACGAAGTCCGATAGAACATTAGCACTTTCACACTTCGATAAATTAAAAAAATCTATGAAGTTTGGTAATGAAACTAAAATTTTAAGTGAATCAAATGAGTTAGAGGATGAATATAACAGTGAAGTCGAGTCATTGATAGATGAATAAAATCTATTTACTTTATATTTATTAATAACCGTATATATACAAATTGGAGCTTTACGCAATGGCAAAGAAATTGAAGCATTCTAAAATCAAGAATACAGGCATACTGTTTGAATTGTTAACAAGACAAATCACAGCAGATGTATTAAATGGTAAAGATTCTAAGGCAGTTGGGCTCGTTAAGAAATTTTTTAACGAGGACGCACCTTTAGGTAAAGAATTACAACTTTATCGTCTATTATCAGAAAAACACTATGAATCGGAACACAAGGCTAATGAGTTGTTAGAGGTAGTTTTACAATCAAGAAAAAAAATCACAAACTCTCAACTCAGAAATGAGAAATATAATCTCATAAAACAAATAAAAGAAACCTATACCACAAATGACTTTTTCAATGGTAGAATTCCAAATTATAAATTATTTGCCTCAATCTATAGTATATTCCATAATGAAACATCCAATGATACATTTAATCCAGAACAAGTCTTAAACTCAAGGTTTACTGTTTTAGAACATATAACAAAGAAAACATTAAGTCGTAAAAATGATGAAAGCAAAGTAATAAAAGAGTACAGTAAAAAAGATAAGGATTTAAGACTCCTTACTTATAAGATATTGGTGGATAAGTTCAACACAAAATATAAAAAATTAGACGAATCACAAAAACAACTACTCAAAAATTTTATCAATAATGTAAGCAATACTAATAAAATGAGAGAATTTGTTGATACTGAGGTTCAAATTGTTAAGGAAAAACTTAATAGACATTTACCAAAAGTAAAAGATAAAGTCACCAAAATTAAATTGTCTGAAGCAATAAAACAAATTGTAAACTTGACAAAGGGTAGGGTTATTGAAGAAAAACAAGTGTTGACTTTGATGAGATACTACGAATTGGTCAAGGAGATTAAAAATGTCCACAAGGGATAAAATAAAAGAAATAATCCGTCAACTGATAAAAAGGGAAATGGAAGAGGCATCTGTCACAGGAAATCTTGATGGCGGTGCAGGGCCTCCACGAATGCCTTATATTTTTCAAACCAAACCCAAATCAAAAAAAGATAAAGATAAAGAGGATGCAATAACGACCGCGGGTGGATATTCAAAAGTTAAAGAACAAGTCAATGAAGTGATGTTCGCAGTAAAAGTTGATAAGGGAGATGGCGAGGTAATACAGACTATTGTTAATGCATCATCAAAAGGTGCGGCTAAAACAAAAATCGGAAGAATACTCAAAGGTGGGGTAAAAGCTGTAAAAAGTGTTGAGAGAGTTCAGGCAGCATTTGGTAAACAAATCGATAAGAGGTTAGAAAATGTCAACGAGGGACAATATCACAACTACCGTAATGACGATTCGATGACCCCTAAACAGAAAATAGGTTTGTCAATGAGAGAAGTCCGTGATAAGTTGAATGAACTTGATAAACTTGTGAAGATAAATGTAAGACTTAAAAATGAACTAAATGTGGATTCTAAAACATATTGGAAGAGAACCCATGTCGCAATGAAAAAGATTAGTGAAAGATTAGTAAAACTAGCCAACAAAGTTGGACAACTATATTAACGGAGTCAATCGTGAAAAAACTATTAGTAGATTACTTACCATTTGAAATAGAGCCAGACCAAATTAATGAATCGATGAAAGAGAACAACGGTAAACTTGTTGTTCGTGGTGTACTACAACGTGCAGAGTCAAAGAATCAAAACGGAAGAGTCTATCCTAAAGACATCTTAGTTCGAGAAGCAAAAAAATACACCGATGAGTTTATTAATGAGCGTAGAGCCATGGGTGAATTAGACCATCCCGAGTCTTCAGTAGTAAATCTACAAAACGTATCTCACAATGTAAGAAAAATGCATTTTGAGGGTGATAATCTAATGGGTGAAGTTGAAGTTTTAGGAACTCCAAGCGGTAATATATTAAAAGAATTATTTAAATCTGGTATCAAGTTAGGTATATCCTCAAGAGGTATGGGTTCAGTAGAGACTGTAAACGAGAATGGTAAAGAGGCACAAGAGGTACAACCTGATTTTGAATTGATTGCTTTTGATTTTGTAAGTAATCCATCTACACATGGTGCATTCATGTATCCTGTAAACGAGGCTGTCGATAAGACACAAGATAGAACTTGTGATAAATATTGTAAGGTTGAGTCAATCATTAACGATATAATGAGAGGTTAAATGTCACAAGAATCAATTAAAATGTGGAGAAAATGGAAAGATTGGAGATTGGATGAGGAAACGATACCCTCTGGCTATGATAGTTACTTTAACATCATAGAAAAAAATCTAAAAAGAGTTGGTGATAATATTAAAACATTAATTAAAGATTTATCAAGAGACCGAGATGGTGATTATAAGAAAGAGATTTTAGAACTACAAAAATTGTATAAAAGAAATTTTATTGAATTACAGGTGAAACTATCAGAGT